CCGCCTCCGCCTCAACCCATCGCAGGCCAGTCTCGGGGGGCGGCATCGGGTGCCATGACAGCCCTCGCCGCCTTGGGACCTCAAGAAAAGTACATGTTTGGCGGTGAGTCTCTGTGGGTTCCTGAACTCAGGCAACACTCGCCGTTTGTTCAGTCGCATCGTATGCTCAACCCTCTTCAATCGAACGGAAACCTCTTTCTGGACCCGACGGCATCGTACTCCATCGATATCAAACCTCGAGAGTCGGCTGACCTTTTGACGAATATGTACTTGTCGGTCGCTTTACCCGCTTTACCGCCAGGGTACGACTACGGACCCCTCGTGGGACGGGCCATGATTCAAAAGGCCGAGTTCATTATGAACGGAGAAGTCATAGAGTCCATAGAAGATGATTGGTACATTATTCGGGACCAACTCTTTTTGGACGCGGACGAAAAGCTGGCAATGTACCAAGCCACGAGTCTCGGACAATCCGAAGCCAACACGGTCCCAGCAACGTCCCAGGTGAACATGCTTATTCCGCTCGATTTCTTCTTTTGTCGCCGTCACTCACACAATCGAACGGATGAGCAACGGAACGAAAAGCCGTACTTTCCTTTGTGCGCTTTGCGTAGACAGAACATCACGATCAGGTTCACGTTCAACACGGCCGCATGGATAACAGCCGCTCCGCACGATGTGAATGGAAACCCTATAGACCTCATAAACCCCCGAGTCCTTTTACAAGAAATTACTCTTTCGGACGCTGAACGTCTGTACTATATGACGACACCTATATCGTACCGAGTGTGTCGTGTATGGAAAGAGGCTGTTCAGGAATACAATAACGGTCAGGTCCGTTTGAATTTTAGTGCAAAATTCCCAGTATCTATGATTGCCTGGTTCATACGGAACAACTTGTACGAGACCCCCGCATCGACCTATTACAAACAAAGGTACAACTACGGGTACACGACAGAGTACCTCCCGGCGGCCGTCCCCGTGACCTTTTTCAACGGAGTCCAGATTAAGTTTTTGGATTCTATCCAGAGCGCTACAATTTATCTGAATAACAAGAATATCCTGTCAAACTTCCCAGGTGCATTGTACTATAGCTACCGTCAGCCCCTTCAGCACGACCTTTCGGTTCCGACGAAGAACATATACATGTACTGTTTCGGCGAACGCCCCAAGAATTACGACAACATCAAATACATTAACTTTTCAGATTACGATTCTCAAACGTCTCATTTGGACATTACCTTTAACCCGTCTCTGGCCCCTCAGATTGCACAGGGGTACACTCTGTACTTGTACTACTTTGGGTACTCGACGTTACAGATTAGCGGTGGAAGCTCGAAATTCATTCCTTGAGTACTAACAGAAGAGCATGTCACAGTCTGCTCAAATTATACTTGGGGCTCCAAACCCTTTCACGACGAATCCATCCATGACATATTTTAAAACAAATTATGAGACCCAGGACTCTCCTTTGGGTGAGTCGTTCGAGATTCCTTTTGATAATCAAAATATAACTTTTGGATCAACATACGAGTGTACTATTCCTTCATACGGTGACTTGTTAACGAGCACTTTTTTAAGAGTGACACTTCCAGCCATTTACCCACCCCAAGCGGGAACGTATGTGTACCCTCAGACTTCAACCTCTTTTTCAGGGGCTCTGTACGTTCAAAAAAACTTGGCGTACGTCACGGCTGATGGGTCCAACCTCACGGCGAACACGAGTGGGAGTCACTTTTTTTCCGTCGGGTCAAACGTCATTTTAACTGAAACTGCATACTCATTCTTCAATCTTGACGGGGTCTATACGATATCGAGTGTTCCAACCTCCAACTCTTTCGTATGTTCTACAAAACTTACGGGTGTTTCATACAACGGAGTCGTATCGTCCGTCGGTATTCTACCAGCGCCCGTCGTTGGGTACTATTCAACTCAAAATTTGAACCTATGGGCGGAAATACTCGTCAATAACCAAATAGCAGTTACTTATGACCCTGTTCAAAACAAATTTGTGTTCACGTCCACAACGTATCCCTTCATAACTTTTGCGAGCGCCCAAGATGCCGCCTTTTGGGGGTTTGATTACCGTCAGGGACCCTCTTTCCCCCTCGTGAATGGTGCGCTCACGTCCCAGTGGACACTGCCCCAGGGTGGGTGGATCCAGGGGTTCCTCCCACCTTCCCTCTCCAATTACGACGACTCCGTGGCGCACAAGTTGGTCAAAGAGGCGCGTGTACTCGTTGGTCGTCAAGTGATCAAACGGTACACGGGTGAGTATATGGAACTCATTAACGATCTCACAATTCCATATGAAAATAAGGCGATTCTCAAACTCATGAATGGAACCCTAGACTTTACACAGGCTGTTGCCGCTCGAGAGTACTACGTGAACATTCCTCTCGGGTGTGAATCCATTCCCTTGTGCGCTTTGACGCGTCAGCAGATGAGTATCGAAATAGACTTTGAAGAGTACCAAAACCTTTCAAACGATTTGAACAAGGGGACGGGCAACTTTTTCGACCCAAATTCGTACCTGACCTATAACGTGTCTCAGAACCTCCTTGGGGGAAGCAATTGTAATATTTCATCGACCCTTTCGTACCAACAGTACATTCTCCTTTTAACGATCGGTGGAGTTTTTATAGTGTATGATACGACGAAACCTATAGATGAACCTGGGTCCTATCAAATCATTACAGCCTTTGTCGGTCAAACGGCCGTTTTCGTCAATTTTGTTATACTTGGAAACATCCTGTATATTCAACTCTTGAACGGATACTTGGTGAGCGGTCTCCTTGATGAGCTTATTCAAGGGAACGTATCGTCTTTTATTTCGAATAATTACCTTCCTACGAGCGTTCAGGATGCAGGTCCACCTACGGGAACCATGGTGTGTGATGCTCGGTACACGTACTATGCCGAAAGTAATTTGTCACAGTCGAACGTCTTTTTCGTTCAGTACGATACAACCACCCCGTTCCAGGAACTCGGCGGGTACACATCCTTTGATTTTACTTCGAATATTGATGCAAACGTGAGTTCAGTGTACCAGATTCTGTCTACAGGTTCGAACCTCATTGCCCTGACAAACACACCGGGTACGTTCTACGTTTTTCCAATTACGGGGAACTTTTTGACTGACTGGTCGCCCGTAAGTTACGGGTCGGGTCAAATAACTGAAGGTGTCGTTATAGGAACTTCGGTGTATTTTTTATTAGATAACTCATCTATTGTAGTGTACTCGAACGGTCAATTCACGACGTATACTTTTTATTATCCGTTATTTGTTGCCTCGAATTTTTACGGATCACCGCCCTTCATGACATCTCCAGATGGTGTCAATTGGACACCGCAAACCGCTCAATATAATAATTGGAGTTCAGTAACATATGCGAACGGTCTTTTTGTTGCTGTGTACCTGCACGCATTCGTCATGACATCCCCTGACGGGGTCACCTGGACTCCTCAGACTGCCCCATTTGGAGGGTGGCAATCAGTAACATATGGGAACGGTCTCTTTGTCGCCGTAGCTGATGGTTCTCAAAATGCCATGTCATCCCCCGACGGAGTCAACTGGTCCCTTGCCCAGACACCCCCACAGTCGTACGTAACTTGGCAATCAGTGACATATGGGAACGGTCTCTTTGTCGCCGTGAGTTCAGATTCATCATCACTCGTCGCGACATCATCAGACGGAACCAATTGGTCAACATATACCTCGTCGCAATATGTAAGGTGGTATTCTGTAACATACGGAAACGGTCTCTTTGTTGCTGTGAACACGGACAACCCGTCACCACCCGTCATGACCTCCCCGGACGGAGTTAACTGGACACCCCAAACCGCGCCATTTGGGTATTGGGATTCAGTAACATACGGAAACGGCCTTTTTGTTGCGGTGAATGGTGGATCTGGAGGACCACCTATAATGACATCTCCAGACGGTGTCAATTGGACACCCAGTACTAACGCCCCAAGTGGGTATTGGAGTTCGGTAACATATGGGAACGGTCTCTTTGTCTGTGTGAGTGCCGGAACATCACCGTCCGCCATGACATCTTCAGACGGTGTCAATTGGACGGAATCTCCTTTAGCACCATTTGGGTATTGGTCTTCAGTAACAAACAAAGCTGCTAGCACTCCAGGTATCCTTCCGTACCTGGGTCCCATCAAAAACCTTCACGCCGTTGGATCAACTATTTACGCATCGGCAAACACTTCATCATCCGCATCCATCATACAAATTGATACGACCCAGGACCTCTCAACCCCCGCCGCGTACCAGTACTACTCCTCCAACAACGCCCCCATCGCCTTTGCAGGGAACGTCCCGTCCATATTCGCCAACGGTCCTCGGTTCTTGTACATCTTTACAAATGATCCTTCACAATCGTCGACTACGCCCCCACAAAACGCCATCAGGTACGACCCGTACCCCTCAAACCCGACGCTCCAAGCCTCCATCATCGCGGATTACAAGA